CTTCTCGGCCGTGCCTATCTTAATCTTGCAGTTGCGGGCCGGCACGCGGTGGATATTACCAGACTGGCCCACGCCCACCATCTTGGGGTCGCTGGGTTTGATGTCATAGCCCGGCGGGTATAACATAGTGATGGGGTAGGCGTTAAGCATGCGGTCGAACATATCCTTTACTTCAGTGGAGGCGTCCTTGATGTGACCCACGATGAGGGAGTTAAGGCCGGTCTTGTGGCACAGCTGTAACCACGCCATATAGATTTGGATTGCAGTAGACCCGCCCCACTGGCGCGCCTTCAGCAGAATTAAACGAATCGGTTTGCCTTGCAGTCGCAACTGCTCGAAGTGATTGATGAGCCGCCGCTGGGGGTGGTTGAGTACGAAGCGCACATCATTGCCGCCGCCCTTCTGTTTGATGTAGACCAGCGTTGCAGCCCAGAAACAAAAGTCGTGCTCGTTGCGCACCCGCAGGAACTGCGCTATCACCGCGTCTCGATGCACCTGCGCGTTGTCGCTGCCGATGTCCTGCAAGAACTTCTCCAGCGTGCCCGCCTCGATGAGCTGGGCAATAAGTGGCACCGTGAGCATCGTGTTGGGTAGGTATTGCACCGGTATGGGAAAGTCGTCGATGTGCACCTGCGTGCGCTCGAGGAACACCCCCTCACCCGTGATGGGGTTGAAGGTGGACCGCCGCGCCTGTAGTCGCTCTGCGTTGGTGGTTAATATATCATCGATTGCGGTTGACATTAATCAGTGGTGCAGTGAGCGCAGCGACCGCCACGCCCGCCACGAAACAATAAAGGTGTAACACAACGTTAGAGCCAGGCAGCAGCGCCTGCACAATCGACAGCCCCGCCACCCAGGCAACAATTACCCAGGGCGAATTAAGCCGAAACAGCGACCGCCCAATTAGAGCAAAGCACACCCCCGACAGTCCAAGTGTGGGAGTGGTGGTGAGTGCAGGGGCCAGCACGGCAATAACATACGCAGTGACGATATGCCGCAGCGGTGTACGCCAACAAAAGACCACCTGCAGCAGGCACCACACGTTAACGGCGGCATGCAGCAGTGACACGTGGAAGAAGGGATAACACAGCCGCGCCACGATTCCCGCGCCCTTCCTTAGTCCTATCACACCAGGGTCAGGGTGGGGGAGTAGTGCTATCACAAGCACCACCAGGGCAACAGCCAGCGCGGTGTTTAGTGCTTGTTTCGTTTCCATCTGTTTCTTATGCGATAGTAGATAACCTTTGCCGAGGCCGGTGTCAAGTAGAAGCACGGCGCCGGCTGTCGCACGATGATAGATGCAAGTTCTAGGGTGGAGAGCTCGGGGTGCTTCGCTTTTAGTTCGCACGCCCGGCGGTAGATTTCCTGGAACATTGCCCGCTTGTTAGGGCGCATCCCCTTCAGGCTATCGCCCCGGAACATGCGGCCCAGTACAACGGCGGCCCGCTCTTCCGATACATAGAAACGCGCGGCGGGCATTTTCACCACGCGGGTAAAGATTTCGTGGATGCGAATGTGACGTGCCGTCTGAATTTGGTGAAGATAGGCACGCACCAAGTCGCGGCTTCGTTCATGTTCATGTTCGGCAATAGACCCAAAGTGTTTCATAGAGAGGACATTGTTTGCTATAAAATTACCCAAAAATCAGTAAACAAATAAAATGTGTGAGGCACCCACCGCACTTAAATTTGTGTCTATAGATTACAAATAAACTGAAACGATTATGGCAGTAACTGATAATCAAGCAAATATGAGCAAGCGCGACAAGACACTCGAACGCTTGCGGACCAAGTACCCCGACAAAAATTTTGACGACGACGAGGTGCTGTATGGCCAAATCAACGACGATTACGACGATTACGACCATCGCATTGACGAGTACAAAGACCACGAGAGCCGCCTAAGTAATATGTTCACTGCCGACCCCCGCAGTGCACACTTCCTTAGCGAGTGGGCCAACGGAGGCGACCCGGTTGTTTCCCTGGTGCGTCAGTTTGGCACCGACATCATGGACGCCATCAACGACCCCGACCGCCAGGAAGAAATCGCCGATGCCAATCGCGAGTACCTCGAGCGCGTGGCCAAGGAGCGCGACCTCGACGAGCAGTACCAGCAGAACCTTAGCGAAAGTCTCGACTACCTGGGCCAGCTACAGCAAGAGCGCGGGTTAAGCGATGATGAAATCGACGAGACCATGGAGTTCCTGGTGGGCATTGTCAAGGACGGCATCCTGGGCAAGTTCAGCCCCGAGAGTATCGACATGGCAATGAAGGCGCTGCACCACGATGGCGACGTTGCTATCGCAGGGCACGAGGGTGAGGTCAAGGGCCGCAACTCCAAGATTGAAGAGCGCCTGCGCCGCCGCAGTTCAGGAGACGGCACGGCAATGCTCGATGGTAAGAACAACGGACAACCCACCCGCCACACCCCGTCACTAGGCGTACTCGACGAGTATGGAGATGGTATGCAAACCATTTGGGAGCGCGGTGGAGAGCGCCGTACCAAAGGACAGAGATAACAGAAGTTTAATTTATAACCCCTTATCAAGACATGAAAAAGATGATGAGATTTGCAGCCAGTATGTTTCTGGCAGTGCTGACGGTGCTACTTGGCGCCGCCGGTGGTGTGCTCATGGCAGATGCCTCGTCGCTTCCCGATGCAGGCGTCACCCGTTCGGGCAATCCCGCTGACGGTCCCGATGGTATTGCCACCGAGAGCCAGGGGCGTTTGGATGGTGACCCCGAGTTTTATACCAAGGACATCGACAAACGCATTGTGAAGATTCGACCCATGGCAACGCCTATCGACCAGATTTCGCGTTATGCCAAGGCACAAAAGAGCGATTCGTTCGAGGTGAAGTATTATAGCGTGGGCACCCGTCCCATTTCCTGCAAGACCACCGACGCTGTTTCGGCGATGGACGAGAGCGCAGCGAGCACTACACTCCCCGTTGACGATGCCAACATGTTCACCCTCGACGACACGATTCGCGTGGTCGGTGTGAAGGCCAAGTATAACGACAAGGGCGTGGCCTACGACGAAGAGGACGAGAACACTCCCGACCTGGTGCTGTGTGTATGCGGACGCAACACCGACACCAACATGCCGGTTGTGTATGCTGTTAACGGCAACCTGGACAAGAACGGCCAGAGCACGCTTGTGCCCGACATCGAGGCCGGTGCAACGCTGGTGCGCATGGGTAAAGCCTGCGGCGAGCTCGACGTTCAAACGGGCCGCTTCAACAATATCCCCACCGCCGAGGTTCAGTATTGCCAGAACTTTATGATTCAAGTAGAGCAGTCGACCTTCGACAAGATTGCTGCCAAGGAGGTAGACTGGAGCTTCAGCGACATCGAAGAGGACGGCATCTACGACATGCGCCTTAGCCAGGAGAACACCTTCCTGTGGGGTGCCAAGAACAAGATTTATCACACGACCAAGAACGGCATGGCTACCTGGTTCACCGGTGGTATCTGGTGGATGGCCGGCAAGGACATCGAGGTCGGCGAGTGGGACGACGAGGCACAGTGTGCAGTTATCAGCGACGACAACCTGGTAGACATCACCAAGGACCTATTTGTTGGCACCGGTATCGGCAACAAGCGCAAGATTCTGTTCTGCGGTAGTGAGATGCTTAGCGCCTTCTCGAAAATCAAGAGCGAGAAGTTCCGCCTCAAAGATACTGTCGAGGTGTGGAACCTCAAGTTCAAGAGTTGGGACACCGACTTTGGCGAGATGCTTGTTATCCATCACGAGCTCTTCGACGCCAACGGCATGAGCGATTGTGGCTTTGCTATGGACCCCGAGTACCTCACCAAGAAGGTGCACCTGTCCTGGAGCCGCAACATTCTCGACCTGCGCAAGGCTGGTATTCGCAACACCGATGCAGTGGTAATTCAAGAGGTGGCCTGTCTGTACCTGCGCTATGCTAAGGCACACGCCCGCATGCGCCTGGCCCAGGCTCCCGAGAATACCGATACTACCACCGACACCACGACCGATAGCGGAAGCACGGATAATCCCTAAATAGTGATTTGTTGAATTAGTTATGAATGGGGGCGGGCGGACTAAACTGCCCGCCCCATTGTTTTAGAAAGCAATGAAAAAGAAATACGAAGCACGGACACATGTAAGCGTAAGCGTGAAGTTACCATCAGGCAAGAGTATGCACGTGGCATTTAGCCCCATGACAGGTGGAGGCAGTGTCTATTACACCGACAACGAAGTGGTGCAACGCGCCCTCGAGGCACACCCCAAGTATGGACGCCTGTATAAAGGCAGCGAGGTTGTTGCCAAGAAGAAGGCCGACCCCGCACCCGCCGCAACCAAGAGCAGCACCAAGACCATCAAGGTGAGCTGCTGGGAAGATGCCAAGGACTACCTAAGCGAGACCTTTGGTGTTTCCCGTACCAAGTTGCGCACACCCAAAGCGATTAAAGAGACTGCAGCCAGCAAAGGTATAACCTTCGACGGGGTTGAGTGATGAACGTAGCGGTTGACGATATTAAGCGCAAGGTGCGCGTGGCACTCGACATGAACATGGAAAGTGGCAAGCTCGAGGCACTGGGAGACGTCGACACACTGTCGGTGGAAGAAATCATCGAGAGCAAACTGGAGACGGCTGCTTATATCGTCGAGCGCGATGCACCTGCTTACCTAATCGAGGGCGGCACCACCTTGCCCGACGCCATCGAGTGGACCGAAGGCGAGGGCACCGGCCCAGGCCGAATTGCCCTGCCCAGCGACTTTTTGCGTCTCGTCTCCTTCAAGATGAGCGACTGGAGCCGCAGCGTGGTCGACGTTATTAGCGAGCAAGACCCCGTGTACTGGCAGCAAGTAAGCCGTTACAGCGGCATACGCGGTTGCCCCCAGAAGCCCGTCGTGGCCATCGTCACCGACCCTGGAGGATTGGTCCTCGAGTTCTACAGTTGCACCGGCGGTGAAGGCGTGACCATGGAACGCGGCCACTACCTGGAAGTCCCCAAAGTGGTGGACGGCTACATCGAACTTTGCCCCCGCCTCGTCGATGCGATAGTGTATTATACAGCCTACCTAACAGCCCTTGCTCTGGGCGAGGCTACAGCCGCCCAGGCATTGTCGGCAGTAGCCAACGATTTAACTAAATAGAGATGTCCGAGAACGTAACCATAGAATTAAAAGGTAAGATGCGCCGCATCAACTGGCGCAGCGATATTATCTTGCGCGTGCAACTACTGCGCGCAGGCAAGCCAGTAGCAGCACCCACATGGGACTTTAAGTTTGAGTTGTGGACCGAGCCGCGCGGCCACCACCATGTGCGGCGGTCCTCGTGTTGCGGCGGTCCTCGTGTGTATGTATGCGGCCGCAAGGGTACCACCTACAAGCACTGCAGCGTCAATGACGATGGCACAATTATGTTATACATCGACAACCCCCACTTCGAGCCCGGGCAGTTGATGGTAAGTTATTTCGACATTGTGCCCGACGTCCACTTTGACGACGGCGACCACACCATCTGTTGTCCCCAAGCGTTGCCCGTGGAAATCGTCACTACCCGCGGAAGTGACGAGGTAGTAATGGTGTCACTTGAACTCAACGCCTACGAGCACACCCACACCGCCGGCGAAATCATCTACGATGGAAGCGAAACCAACCTGGGCAACAACGTGCAAGACGCCATCGACTCCCTGGCCGAGGGACACTACAAAGCCGAGGTTGACGAGGCTGGCACACTCGTTATCGAGAAGGGCGGTCCCGGCCTCACGGTTACCTACCCCGAAGCCGACGAGTTAGACATCATGGACGGCGGCCACGCCGAGTTTCAAGCCATCGACGACGATACCATCTGTGACATCGTGGACCCCGTGTGGGATGCAGTAGAGCGCACCGCCTGGCGTTGCATCAACAAGAAAGGCAATTGGCTGCTGCAATATCGCAACGGAGAAAATTGGACAACCATGTGCACAGTTAGCGACATACAAAGTCTCAAGTCCCTCAAAGCGGGCGACTACATTAAGTTAGACACCGGCCGCCGCGTCATTATCACAAGCGCCAAT